CTTGTAAAAAACTTTGTCTTTCTCCGCACATTAATTGTTGTGCTTGTGTTGATGTTGCTAAAAAACTAGCAACTAAAATAAATATTACACCTATTATATTAAATATTTTCATGCTAATTCAAACCATTCTGTTTAAGGTTTTGGATATTTATCTTTAACTTTTTTAATTTCAGCTTTCCAAGAATCAATACCATTGTGATATATTTCATCCAACTGGTCGGCTAACTTTGGGTATTCTGCTTTACGATTTCTCTGGTATGCTTTAGCGGTATAATCAGATTTTTGTCGAGCAATTTCTGTGTCTATTGCTGAATCACTTGGTTGTGAAACATCACTATCGTTCCAAATAATAGTTGTATCGTTTACACTATATTTTGCCGTTGGAGTTAAAACTGTTAAAGCCTCGTTTATTTCTTGATTTGTTTTAGCCATGATTATGTTCCATCTATCTCTATCAAGTGCATATGACTTCCTTGTAGGGATGAGCCTTGATAATTTACATAACTATGTGAAGTTGTATAATTACTTCCATCATTAAGTCTTCTGTGTTGCAATTTGTAAGTCAGTTCAGCAGTTGAACTTGGGCTATCGACAAACATTATGGGTATTTGAAAAACAAAATATTTAGTTTCTGAACTACCGCTATCAACTCTAAATTGAATTTGCTGGTCATAAACCTCTGTACCTGACCCTCCGTCTGGGGTCCTAACAACTGCCAAATTTCCCCCATGCCAATGATTTTCTGTGGAACCAACCAATGTGTAATCAATAACCATCATCACAAGAACCTTATTGGAACTTGAGGCACAGGTAATGGTATCTGAAAATCCAACATCCGTTAGCGAAGTATTCGTAGTTGATGCGGTGGTAACAAACCTTCCACTTGATTGAACTTGTAAAAGTTTTCCACCACCAGCAGCAGCAGCAGCTTCAGCAATAGTTTGTTGACTAATTCTTGCCATCTTATGTTATCTCCATAACTGATATTGTTATATCAACAGCAGCACTTCCTGTTACTGTTAAAGAATCCGTTGCTTCTAAAACTAATTTTGCACCACTTAAAACAGCTAGAGTATCATTAGCTGGTATTGCAGTTGCTGTTAATATTTCTACTGTTTGGTTAGCTTCATTATTTGCACCTGCTCTTGAACCAGTATCAGAAGTTAAAGTAACAGTTGTAGTAATGGCTGACCCTGTAGTATTGCCTATTTGAAATCCTAAAACTATTGCTGTGGTGCTACCTGCAACTGTGTAAATTACATCTGCACTTGTAACTCCAGCCTTAGTAATAACTTTAAACGTATTCGCCATATTATATCTCCTATCCTAATGCAATGGCTAATGCTGTCGCTTCTAAGGCAGCATAAGTTGAAATGTCTGAAGCTGGTATTTGCTTCGTAGTTGTACCATCAATGATTATAATTCCATCTGCGTCATCTATTGTAATTGATGATGTTGATTTAGCAGAACCATCAAGTAAATTTAATTCTGCTGCTGTTGACCCTACATTTGTTCCACCAATATCTAATGTAGTCATTTGAACTTCACCAGCTACTGTTAATATTGCAGAACCTAATGTTAATAAGTCTGTGTCTCCTGCACCACCTATTGTACCACCAGATTTAATTACTAAGTCATCTTTGACTGTTAATAAACCTGCTGAACTTAATGTTAAAGCATCATTGGTAGAAGCAACACCTATTGTTCCACCATCTTTAATCATAATATCATCTGCAACAGTAAGTAGTCCAGCAGAACTTAATGACATTTTTTCTGATGCAGCTTCTGATGCACCTGTTTTAAATACTAACTTAGTTGCATTGTTATCGGCTGCAAAATCACCTTCTGATACAGCTTCAATACCTGCTGCTACTAATATAGCATCTGTTCCTGTACCTTCGTCTGGTGCTTGGAAATCTATTTTACCAATTACATCATTAGCAGCAATGTCAGTCTCACCAGTTTGTAATGTCAAAGATACTGGTTTGTCGTCTGCTGTAGCACTATGTTTAAGTAGTAATCCTTTATCTGCACTATGAGTTAAAGTAATTTCTTGGTCATTACCAAACTTTATTATTCCACCATCTGCAAGAAATAAATCAGAAAACTCAGCAGCAGCAGTACCAAGTGTTGCACCATCTGCACTAGCAGGAACTATAGATGTTCCTACAGTAGCTGTATTTAATACAGGACTTGTTAATGTTTTATTTGTTAAAGTTTGTGTTGCAACGAGAGATACTAAAGTTGAGTCAGCACCATCTGGTAGTAACATTTCATTTGTTACTCCTTCTGAGTGAGGTTGAGCTTTTAATATTTGACCATGTGAATTAGATTCACAATTAAATTGTATTGCACCTGAGTTGGTGTTGCCTCTTACTGTAACATGACCTGTTCCATTTGGCGCAAGTTCTAAATCTGCGTTTGAAGTTGTAACAATGTCTTGTCCATTCATGTCCAAGTTACCACCTAATTGTGGACTTGTATCTTCTACAATATCCGCTATTCCAGAACCAGATGCAGCTAATCCTGCTACAAGTGTGCTTCTAGAAATTTTCTTTAATCCACCACCAGAGGTATCTACAGCCAATAAAACATCATCATTTGCAACTGAAGATATTTCAGATAAATCTCCTACAGCAGTAGGATTATAATTTGTGCCATCAGCTATTAATAAGTTACCAGAGGTGTTTGTTGCCATTACAAGGTCATCACCTGATATAGTTAAGTCACCAGATAATGTTACATTACCATTTGATGCTATGGTTATGGCATCCGTTGTAGACGATACTCCGATAGTTTTTCCATCACCTATAACAATATCATCTGTTACAGTTAAAATACCTGCACTAGATAAAGACATTTTTTCACTAGCAGCCTCAGAAGCAGCAGTTCTAAAACTTAATTTTGTTGCATTGTTTGAAGAACTAAAGTCTCCTTCAGATACAGCAGCTATTCCAGCAGCAACGAGTATTGCATCTGTACCTGTTGCCTCATCAGGAGCTTGAAAGTCTATACGACCAATAACATCATTAAGAGCTATATCTGTTTCACCTGATTGAAGAGTTAGTACAATAGGTTTATCATCTCCAGTTCCTATAGATTTAATATTTAATCCAGTATCAGCAACATGAGTGACTGTTATATCTTGATCATCACCAAATTTAAGAACAGCACTATCTGAGTCTAATAATAAATCATCAGCTATAGTTACATCTCCGCCAGAAGTAATATTACCTGCAACGGCTAAAGTTGAATTGGCTACTGTAGCATTTGGTGTTAATGTTAGATGTGTTACATAAGAACCTGCGGAGGCAATATCATTACCAAATGTTATTGTACCACCATCTGCTACATTAAGTTTCCATTCATCTCCAGCATCATCTCCTTCGTCTGCCATTAATGTAATAGCTAAACCTGCACCTTCTGTTGCAGCTATTTTTAAAGAGTCTGTTGTGGTTTCATCATAACTTATATTAATATCAGAGTTTGTACCAAAGATTAGTTTCTCATCATCAACAATCATTATGTCATCAGAAAACTTAAACTGGTCTTCATCTTCCATCCATGTTAAAACACCATCAGATGTTTCACCATCAAATGTTACTGTTATATCTGTTCCTGCTGTTGCATCACCAATAGTAATTGATGTTCCTAATAATTTAGTAACATTACCACCTTCAGCAGTTGTTCCATCATGACTATGCCCTGTTGAAGCAGCGAAAGCTGTTACGAGTGCAGCAAATTCATTGTTAAAATCAGCAGCATTAATAACTTCACCATCAACAATTTCTGTGCTACTTTGCCTTGTATATGTTGCACCCATTATCTACGACCTCCATTTGTAAATTCTAATTGGTATGAAAATAAAGTAAACGGACTTAGAGCACTATTATGATCCACTTTAACAGCAATTAAAAATCCTGATCCTTCTATTGATTGTCTTTGTATGGGTGCTCCACTAGATCCATAAACAGCAGAACTATATGTAGAACTAGAACTTCCATACAAAGCTATTCCACCGGGAGAAGAAAGATCAAATGAGGCAGGTTGAGGAGTATCTTGTGCATCTCCATCAAATCTAACTCTCATATCTACATCTATTGTTCCTTCAACCGCATAATTTATGATAACTCTTTGCATTAACTTTCTAATACCAGAGTCACCAAGAGACAAATCAGGAGAACGATAAATTGCTATTACATTATCTCCATCAAAAGTATCTGTTGTACTTTCTTGTTGTCTAACATATCCGTCATAACCACCTTCTAAAATAACTTCTTTACCACTAATAAATCCAGAAGACATTGATGAAGGTTTTATACCTTTTATATCAGCAAACTCAAAACCTATACCACCTTGAGGTGTTCGTGTTAAAGAAGCTAAAACTCCTCTACTATTTCCAATAGAATCGCCATCACTAGGATAAAATAAACGATATTGACTTTTACCTCTAACAATAACAGAAGAGATACGATCTCTTGATCCAATAACCTCTGTTATTCTTGGTTGAATAGGTTTAGAAATAGTTCCTAATTCTACATCACCAATTCTCTCTGTACCTGCAATAGTTCTTAAACCATCAAGTGATAAGAATAATAAATCACCACCAAGTTCTTGAACTGAGAAACCATCGGCACAACCTAATGTTCGTGTTACTGGTAATACTTGCCAATCGGCTACACTAGAACCAACTACTTTATAAATTTTGTCTATACCAAATATAAATAAAGCATCACGAAAAACTTTTAACTCTACAACAGAAGTATCAACTCTTATAGATCCTGCACCATTAGCTGCTGAAAAGTCTGTTTCTGCAAAAGGAGCACTAAATATTATTTCTTGTGGATTACTAGACATACCAGCAAAAAACATATGATCTTTAAATACTGCTACTGAAGAGGGATCTGCTGGTGCTCCGGTTGTACTTATTAAAGTATATGTAGTTCCATCATACGATGCTGCTTGATTAACATCATCTACCATTATAAGTTTTTCAGTATTATTAAAATTGTATAAATCAAACTTATATCTACCAGCAGAAGTTCTTGTACCTATTGTAGAATATGTGCTACCTGATGTTGCAAAGGTTACTACATTACCTGCGGCTGCAACAACACCATTATTAAATATTTGTAATCCTAATACTTTATTTGTACTATTAACTTGATTACTATTCCACTTACTAGTTCCACTTAATCTACGATAGCCACCTTGAATACTAGGCTCAAAATTTTGTAGTGTAACTGCTGCTCCCGGTGGTAAAGAAAAGTCATCTCTGTCAAGAATTAAACCGCCCCCTAAAGGCACAGTAACAGGAGACATTTGTGATAAATCTGGCATTTACTATCCTTGCGGTTTTAAAAATTCTTCTACAAAAACTGTTACTTCTAAATCGTTTGCTGCACCTGCTTGTGCTTTTAAAATATCACCAGTCTCAAGAACAATGTTTGCATCTTCTATTCTTAAAAAATCATCTGCTGAAATACTTTTTGTGCTTACCAATGAAAAAGTTGCACTTGCAGAAGTATCGGTGTATTTTAATGTAGCATCTACAGCACTACTACCATCTACATTAGTAAGAAATATTTCTCTTATAATAGCAGTAAATTTAGCTGGACAAGTATATACAGTTGTTAAGTTAGTATCGGATAAAGCAACCGATGTATTTCTAAATCTACCATCCATTAAACTGCTCTAAAATAATTTTTTTGATTTACTAATTCTGTTCTCATTCTACGCATAATATTGTCATATTCTTGTAACGAGGCTTGAGCAGTTGGAAGATCTGAGCGAAGAACAGATACATAATATCTTGCTCTTGCTATAACTGCGTGTTCAAATCTAGTTGGAACATCTGATGTATCTGTATCACTAGAAAGTTGTGTGGTTGTTTTCCAATACTCATAACCTACAGTATATGTGCTTTTATCAGGAACAGGAGATAAACCAAACTTTTGATCTTGTGTACGATAAACACAATCTGGCTCACCTAATTTATCTATACCTGTATTTCTATCTCTTCTTTTAGTAGTTTCTTGAAACTCATCATAACTTAAATATTTAAGTTTTTTTGGATGGAAGTCTTCGGTTACTACAACATTATCTATATCTACTTGTGTATCTACTGATTGACTAAATGCAATATAAGTAGAAGTACCTGTAGCACTAAAAGTAAATTCTACATATTTAAAATCACCAATATCATCTATACTAACAGTATTAGTAGATATTTGTGTTCCGTTAGCTGATGTTCCTATGTTAAATGTTAAATCTCCACCAGAAGGATAAGTAACACCAAAAGAAACTCTGTACTGTTTATTTTTTGTAGTTGTTAATTCTTGAGAAGCAATAGCAACACCACTAGATCCTGCTGTTAATCTTAACACACCAGTTCTTGAAGCTGGAGGTTGTGGACCTGTACTATTAAATGCTACTTCACCTGTACCAGTAGAACCATCTGTCCAACTTGTTATGTTACTATCAAATGTTCCGTTTGCAACAAGATTTTTTGGAAACACCATGAAACTATCAAAATCTACATAACTATGATCACTAGGTAAATCATATTCTGCTATACCAGCATAAGTATCTTGTTCTTTATCACTATGTAAAAAGGGCCATTCAACTTCAGCATTGGCTATATCGTTAAGAGCACGATTTATACTATTTTTTGCTACTGTCTGTACTCCACGAGAACTAGACAAAGCCGTAAGTGTAGTCTCGTTAAGGTCTTGGAGAACTCTGTTGGTGTAGTTAAGAAAAGTTAATGTTCCCATTATTTATCCGTTTCGTTTTCTTTTAAAAAATGACACATACAAGTACAATATTTATCTTGACAATCTGAACAGTTACAAAAACAATGTTGATCATCGCAAACAGGACATTGACAAGTAGGCAAACTCATCAACTAAACTGCCTAAACTTACTAATTTTATCTGCAATTCTCTTCGGTTGCTTCACAGACTTTTTGCCCTTTTTTATTCCTTTTCGCTTTGCTTTTGTCGTTGCCGCATACTCCGCAGATGTCAGGGCTTTGATTGCTTTCTCTGGTAAGTATCTCTCTCCAGTTTTTCCAGATGGTTTGCCAGATTTGGTACGCCATTTTTGTTTTCCCCAAGCCTTTAAACTACGTTGTGGTTTTTTTAGAGCCATTTTTTTTCTTCTTTAAAAACGTATCTTGATTTTTTTTAGCTTTTAATTTTGCACTTTTAGATAATTCATTAAAATGAAAAAGTCTTTTACTGCTTTTAGTATGTGTTTTACCTGAGTGTAATGTACCATCTTTCATTTTATGATATTGACCCATACCACCAGAACCAAGCGGTTTGCCATCTTTGTAATAATGTGGAACTCCCATTGCCATTAGCTTTTATAACCTCCGCCTTTTGCTTTATATTCTTTAGCAAGCATTTGTGCTTTTCTTCCTGACCATTTATCAGCAGGACCACCTTTAGTACCAGCTTTTATTTTATGAAATAACCTTTTACGCATAGTTGGTTTGGTGTAATTCCCTGCTTTATTTACTGTGCTTTTACTACGAGCCATTATTTATTAACCTAATAAATTTGTTTTACCATAAGGATAGAGTCTTTCGTTTCCACCTTTTGAAACATTGCCACCATCCATCATTTTTTTCTTGCCGTACATCATACCGCCACCCATCATTTTCTTTTTCTTTGGCATCATACCGCCATCCATCATTTTCTTTTTAAACTTAACACCTCTACCTTTTAAGACATCAGCTTGAGTAATTTTACCATCATTATTAAAATCAGGAAAAGATTCACCACCTTTATTCATCATCTTTTTGTTTTTCTTCATTCCGTACATTTTTATCTCTCCTTAGTAATTTATTGGTTTGATCTTTTTTTGCTTGTTCAATTTTTTTATCTAATTCTTCAAGCCTTTCTATATCGTTGTCAGGTAACAACTATCAACATTTCCATCGTTTACGAGCTTGCCTTAATCTACTGTTAGGATCTTTGGCAGCTTTAGGATGCTTTTTCATTTGCCCTGCGGATCTTGCACAATAACTCTTGCGTCTTTTAGCAGCCTTTGATCCACGTTTAACTTTACCAGTAACAGCGGTTTGTAATTTACTACCGGGATTTTTTGCTCTATATGCTGCTACACCTTTAGGAGTCATGCCAGCACCTTCTTTAGTTTTACGCAAGTGACCGCCCTTTTGGGTTAGCCCTGACATATCACCTTTACGTTTTTTCTTCTCTGCCATTACCTGCCCTTAAAAATTAAAAACCCCATTTTGTTACTAAATAATTTTGAACTAATGCGGTCTTTATTAATAATTCTTTAAATAAAACTTGTTCTGTGTTACTTTGTAATAATTGTAAATTTATAGTTGCAATTTCTTCTAAATTTTTTAATACAAATGATTGTTCATAAGTAATATTAGACTCAAACCAACCTATAATATTTTGTCTACGCCCACTAGTAATTGGTGTTACTTTGTGTGGATAGATAATTGGAAAGATTACTATCTGACCCTTACCAATATTATATGCTATCTCACCTGCTTCTGTTTGTAAAACAAAGTCTCCACCTTCATAGTCATCACTTAAACTTATAGTAAAACCATAATTGTATAGCATTTTACTATCAGATGATTGAAAAGAATCTACATGGTAATCGTAAAAATCGTTGGTGTTGTAGTTATTGTAAATTCTATTTTTTATTTTTGTAGGTGCATATATTTTTTTAATAGCTTTTTTATTTTTAAATATATTACCTATGTACTCATCTATTTTAGGAGTAATTACTGTTTCTTTGTTTTCTTTTATATTGTAAACATTACTTAACTTTTGTGATTTTTTACCATCTACAAAATTTTTATTAAGTCTTGCAAGTATATTATCTGTTTCTTCATCGGTAAATAATTTATATATCATTACTTACCCCACGCTTTTTTCAAATATGATTGAACTAGTGTGGTTTGTACAAACTTTTCTTTATTTTTTCCTTTTAGATGTGCTTGTACATCATATAAATTTTTTAAAATAAAAGATTGCTCATACGATACATTTGATGAAAACCAACCTAATATATTTTCTCTTATTCCTGATGTAACTTTATTTACACCATGCGGATATATAATTGGGAAAACTGCTGCTTCTCCAGAAGCCAACTTAAACGACATTGGTCCTACTTCTGTTTGAAGAAAAAATTCTCCACCTTCATACTTATCTGTTAAATTTATAGAGAAACCATAGTCAAAATATACATTGTTTGATTTTGGTGTTGCTCTAAATGAATCTACATGAAGGTCATAGAAATCATCTTTTTGATACTTATTATAAAAATTTACTGATATTCTATTTGGACAATAGACTGAATCTATAAAATCGTGATTATAAAAAATATCAATTAAATATTTTCGTACATTTTCTGGTACACCAAGTATTTCTTGATTTTGTTTTACATTGTATACTTTATTTAAAGGCTGTGTAAAACTACCATCTTTGTACTTTAACTTCTTTATTGCATTTGTGCAATATTTAACATTTTCTTCTGTAAGTAACTTAATAAAAAACATTTACTATTCCTCTTTAATTTGAACTCAGCAATGAGGTAAAATATGAGGGGTTTTTAAGGAACCCCCCGAAACCTTAATATAATACTATGTACCAGTTGAAACTGTAGCAGACTCAACAGGATTTTTAGAAACGTCAACTAAAACAACGTGAGCACGGAATCTCCATGCAGTAGTTTTAGAAGAACCACCATCAATCACTAGAAGATCTAGTGTATCAGCAGAGCTTGTCATAGCTGAATCTGTACTTTGAGCACCAAAATTGACAGCAGTAGTACCATTAGAGGCAGCACCATCAATAAAAGCGTCAACATCACCACCTGTAATACCCACATCAAAAGTGATTTGTGCATTACCAGATGCTTCAAGAATTTCGATACAACCACCAACAACCATTGTGTCAGCAGGTAGATCTATTAATTGAACGATGTCGCCTTGCTCTAAGTCTGTATTGTCAACAGCATCATAAACTGGAGAAGTAATAACATAGGCTTTGGCAGCACCAGCAGGATGACCTACTGTTCCACCACTACTATGAGTTGCATTATATGTAGCCATAATATATATACTCCCCTTTAAGTGTTAAGATCAGGAACACCAGAGAGAACTCCAGTAAATCCTGTTCCGGATGGTCTAAGAACTTTTCTTCCAAAGACGTGTAAACCACGCACAATGTCAGCAAAGCTGTTTGGATCACGAACTACTTCTGTTTTAGCAATATGTGATGCAGTAGCAACTGCACTCATATGACCAAAAAGAACATTAGTTTCACCACTTGTAGATGATGGTCCAAAAGTTGCTGTAGCAGAAGAACCTGCGGAACTAACTGCAATAGCATTAGACTGATAAAGTGTGAACCCATGAACTTGTCTTGCTGTAACAGCACCATTCAAAAGGGCAGACTGATTTTCACCAGTTACACTTGAATCCATCAACTTAGCGTCAGCTTGACGAAGTATTTCAAAAAACTGAGGAGGTGCAACACACCATCTTCCTTCTTCTGGAACGTCATTTTCGTCAAGTAAACGAGCAGCTGTACTAAGGTAGTTCGCACACTCATTACCAGTATTGCATGATATAGCAGAACTAGCAGCACCTAAGTTAGATGTATCTGTAGTTGCATTTGAGTTAATGTTACTTAGCACGTTGAAGTCGTATTGCCTTTTAAGAGCATATGCACCAGAAGAAGTTGCCAAAGACTCAAAATTAAGATGGCTGTGTCTTTCTTCAATGTCATCTACTCTAAATGAAAAAGCATTACCTTGATCTACAGTAAGAGTAATTTCTGTATCTGTAAGATCTTGTGGATTTAAAGTTGCTCCACGTTGATAAGCAGAAACTGTGATTGTCGGTTCCTTGATTATCTTAACTGTGTCGCCAAAATTTTCTATTTCTCCAGCATAGTCGGTGTTAGTAATTGCTTCTACAACCGAAGATCTACGGAAGAACTTGAGAACTTTTTGACTAAATATGCTAGGAACGAAAGCCCCATTAACGAGGTTATCGTAACCAGCAGCTGTACTAAAAGCCATAACCTTTCTCCTTTAAAAAGTTATCTGATTGATATTATTGTTCTCTGATTCGACCTTCTCGATTTGCTAGATCAATTTCTTCTTCTAGCTTCGCAAATTCATGCGGTTTTAATCGAGAAATCTCTTCATATGTCCAAATCTTTTTTCCTTGATTTTTATCTGTAATGTCTTGCGAAGCTGTAGTTGTTTTTACAACTTTTGCAGCATCACTAGGTTTTCTAGATTTAGACTTTGGTTTACCAATACCCTTGTCAAGTTTATAAAGGTCAATAGTCCTCACGGCCCATCTAACATCTGTGGCATTTTTAGTGACACCTTCAGCAATATTATCAGGTTGATCTTTTAGCCACTCAACGAAATCTTCACTATCTTTTAGTTCAAGAAAATCTGCGTGGTGATTTAAAAGTTCTCTCTGTGCGTTTTGCCTTTCAAGCTCAAACTCTTTTTCTCGTAGAATATTCAAATGTTCTTCAACATCTTGTACTCTGGAGTCTGTTTTCATACTTGCGATAGTTTCAATAACGTCATAAACATCAGGATTTTCTTGTTTAAATTTTTCAATTTCTTCTGGTGTTTTTGGCATTACCACATTTGATTTTTTATTTGTTTGGAGTTGAGTAAGAATTTCTTCTTTTTCTTTTCTCCATGTAGATAATTTTGTATCATAATGTGATTTTAAATCATCATATCGCTTTTTGTAATCATGCTTGGTGCCTGTGGTTTTTTCTGGTAATTCTTCGTTACTAGTTTCTGTAGATCGCAATGCGTCTGCTTCTTTAGTAATTTCTTGTTTACTTTCAAAAACCCTATCTTTACCCATATATGGTGTTGGGGTAGGCGATTTCTTTTTTGGTTCCTCTACTTGTTGATTTGTTGTATCAGTCATCTTCACCTCCATGCAGGGCCACTATGTTGTGGGTAGCTACTGTTGGTATTAAAGACAGGGCCAGACGAGGAGTCTAGGTGGCTGTCAAATTCTTTAGCCTATACAAATGAACTTTGCATAATAGGCGTTAATTGTGTTTGTTATTGTTGTTTTTTTGGTAGACTGTTTAAAATATTTATGTTATCTTGTGCTCGTATATTGACATTTTTACCAAAACGATAATATTTTGTTTCTTTAGTTCTATCTGTATCTGGACTATGAAATTGAAGTTCTAATGCAGCACGCCCCCACTCTCTATTTGCCAATTCTTGTTTTGCTCCGGGCATAGTAGCTAAATTACCACGAGTATTAAAAAATAAATCTCTAATTACTCGTCTTGCTTGGGGATTCTTTATACCATGTTTTTTACTAAATTCAGCTTCATCCCTTGCTTTCTTTTCAATAAGTAAATTTTGTTGTCTAATAACTTCTTTTCTATCAAACGTCTGACCTATATTTAGAGCTTCTAGTGTTGGATTACCTAATCTAGCAGATTTATCAAGATTAATACCTAAAATTGTACGATTTCCTTCTGTACCATCATTATAAACTACAAAACTTTGAGTTGCACCATCGTATACTTTTGGTCCATCTTTGCCTATACGATAATCTTCTTTTCTACTGCCATCTTTCATTGTTTTCCAAAGATTAACATCTCCACCTGCTATTTCATAAGCTGCTATTTTATCTTGTTCTTCTTCAGAAACTGTATATGGTACGTCTGGTTTAACCAAAGGTTTTGGTGTACCATCTTGAAAACTAAACCTAGCTATCTCAGGATTTTTTTTTTGATCCATTGGCTGCATAAAACCTGCTTGCTGTTGAGGCTGCTGCATAGCACCAAGAGGAACAGCATTACCAAGATTTTGTAAAACCGATCCTGTGATTGGTGTGTTAAGAAATGCTTCTTGTGGGCTTGCTGGAAAAGCATTGGCTCCTATTCCTGCTCCTGCTAAAGTTGATTGTACTTGTGGAAGTATCTGTCCACCGATTGCTGCGAAAGTCATTGGAACAGGTTCGTAAGGTTTTTTTGGATCTCCAACATCTCTTTCTGGCGGTCTACTTCCTAAAGGTAAATTTTTAGGTGATATTAAAGGAACTTTTAGAGCTTCTGCCATTAAATCTATTCCACCTGTTTCCGGATTAGGGATCATACCTTTCTCTTTTAATTCTTGTAGTTGTTTTTGTTCTTGTTGTTGTGTTATATTTTTTTCTCTAGATTGATCTAAAAAATCTTTTAATTTTTCTTGTAACAAACTGTTAAGAAGTATGTCTCTTTGTTCTTGATTAAACATAGGAGTATCTTCTTCTGGAATTTGTGGCATTGCTTCATCTGGAGGAGTAGCTTCGCCACCATCTTGCATCGGCATTTGTTGTTCTGATTGTATTGGAGCACCTACAAAACTATTCATAGCTTCTTGTTGTGCTGCTACTTTTTGTTTTTCTTGTTCTTCTATTTTTTTACGATACTCAAGACCACGTTCATTCATGTCCTCAAGTTTTTTAATACCAATTTTTTTTGCAACCTCTGGTGGAATAATATATTCACCATTAGATATAGCTACTGGTACATCATCGTCAGGATTAATATCTTCGCCACTAATTGCTACACCTTCTTTAATTAATTCTCGTATAGCATTTTTAATTAAATCATTGATGTGTTTTGTACCATGATACTCAACACTTGCAGCATTAAGAACAAATGTGCCTTCAGGTAATGATGTAGGTACACCATCGTCTACTGGTCCACCGCCACCGGGAACAGCTACTTCACCTACTGGAGCACCCTGTATAACATTACCATTAGCTATTGCTTCGGGTGGAAGATCTCCACCTAATATACCGCCATTTTGCATATTTACCATTCCGCCTTTTTCTTTTGCTTGTATAGTATCATATACAGGATGTATTTTTCCTCTGACAGAAATTTCACCTATTGCTTCACCAAAATCTAACTCACCTGTTAAGGTAGGTCTTAGTCTTGGTTCAGATGGTAAATTTTCATATCTTTTTAAATTAACACCACTAGGAAAATTTGTATTTAAAGTATAATAGTGTTTGCCTTTTTGCTGAACAGAAATAAGAGTGGGGGCTTCTTCATATCCTTTAACTGGTTTTGTCCATTTCCAACCCGCTTTTTTCTTAAATAAATTTGTTTTTATTTGAGTTTTACCTTTTCCTACACTACCTATTTTTTCAACTTCTTTAATATCTCCTAAAAAAGAAGGCTTACCTTCTGGTGAAACACTTATTGATGCTTTTGCAATATTTTTATTAGTTATATCAGTATTAGTTGTAGTATCAATATATTGACCACCTTTAACACCTGCTATTCTTTCAGGTTTTGGAAAAATTGGAACAAATTTGTCTGCTTTTTTAAGTGCCTCTCCTGCTAATTTACCTCCGGGTAAAAAACTTAAAGAAGCCAATCCAATATCTGTAAGTGTACTTTCTTTATCTAATACTGTTTTTGCTACATCTATCGCCCCACCAACACCGGGAAGAAATGTACTTGCTTCTAACAATCCTTCTCTTTTTTGTTCTGCTGCTTCTGGTGTAGGTTCTTCTACTGATTGAACAGCTTCACGAAACTTTTCTTGAGAAAAAGCAGTAGGAATACTTTCCATTGCTTGTTTTACTCTTGGATCTACGTCTGGTGTATTCTTTGCATATTCTACGGCAAATGAACCAGTATTATCGTCAAGTAATTTTAATGCTTCTTTGTCTGCATCAGATGGATCAAAACCAACACGATTTCCCGATAGGATATTACGGAGAGATCGTTGTATTTCTATGTTTTGCATATCTGTCATGTTATTTTTTCATATTTATAAAAGAAATTTTACCACCATCCCTTTTAAAATCTAAAGGATTGAAAGCTGGAGGTGCTTCAGGTGCTGGTGCTGGTGCATCCATTCCACTAAGACCAAAATCTCTTTCAAAAGAACCTACAGTTGGTGCTCCCCCTTTTCCAGTAAACATAGAAGCTGCACCAAAACCCTCTCCTTGTGTTTCTGTAACACCCGGACTTACACTAGTAGAAATACCCGGAGTTGGAGGAGCTGCATCAAAGGGGTTAAAAGATGGCTCTTCTAAAATACTTTTCCCAGATTTTATTGATTCATTAATAACATTATTTACTGCATCTGTAATAATACTTTTATTTTTTTCAAATACATTTTCTGCACCTCTTCCACCACCACCAGTTGATGTAGTTCTTGCTTGACCACCTAAAACATCAAACAAATTTGTTAGTCCATCATCTAATTTTTTTAAAGTATTATATCCAAATTGACCCGGTTTTAAGTCTGGTCCTGCTGGTGATGTAATTGTAGGATCAATATCATCTGGTGTTACCAAACCAAACTCATCTATTAAATCTTGCTCATCTTCTGAATCTTCATCTTCATCGTCTGGATCTATAACATTACGAAAAATATCTGTTTCAAAATCTCCTCGTGGTGATGCACCAGTCGGTCCAAATCTTTTTTGTATATTTTCAAAAATATTAGAAGTTGCTTGACCAACTCCAGCTATAGGTTGAAAAGTTGTTTGTGGAAGTATAGTTGCTGTTTCTGTTGTCTGAGGTTTGAAAGTTTCTAATCCTTGAGAAAGAGCTTCTCCTCCAGCACCAGCCGAACCTACTTGAATTAATCCAGCAGGAAGGTTAGGATTAAAGTTTATACTTTCATCTTCTCTATACTTAACAGCCATAACTAGTTCCTATTCATCTCTCTATAATTACTCCGCAGCTTCAGCAATGTTCCCAGTAAAGCCAGCTTCCCCTGCAAGCGGTGTATTTCCGGTACCGATGTTTCCGCCACCAACGCCTGAGTCA